TGCGAGCTTAGCTCAGTTGTTTAGAGCGCTTCCTTGCCAAGGAAGAGGTCGAGAGTTAGAGTCTCTTAGCTCGCACCATATGAAATTATTTTGTTTACGCCCAGTTTCGGGCGTATTTTTAGTTTATATATAAATTAAAAACACATAAAGTTTTAATTTGTATATGTATTAAAAATTATAGAGGATTTAATATATATAAATTAAAAACCGTAGCGTTTTTCGCTCCGGTTTTTTCTTTTTTCAGCCAGAAGCGAATAGAGAGTTCAAGTTTATAAATTAAAAACCGGAGGTTTTCACCTCTGGTTTTTTCTTTCCCTTGGGGAACAAATGCATTTGTTTTTTGAAATTTGTTTTCCATAGACAGAAAAAACGGCTATGAACCCAATCAAGTTTTAGCAACTTAAAAATTCGGCAAAAAATAAAACAAAAAATAAGGAAAACAAAAAATGAATAGTTACAACAAATTTAATCATCAGCAAAACTCAGAAGAAAGCACCCTCGCAGAAACGATTTTATTAGCAGGGTCTGGACTTTTTCTAATCTGGATTGGAGCAACCGCACTACCGGTCATGAGTATTCTCGGATTCGTCATGATTGGTACAGCACTATTAGACTAATCAAAAAAGAAAAGAGAGAAAATATGAATATTTCAATTTATAATTCTAGCGAAAATTTGATTTTTACTGGAACTTACAATGAATTCTTAGAATTAAAAGAAAACCATTTAATCAACGATAGCGACAGAATAATTTTTAATTAAAAGGAAAATCAATTATGAAAATCGAAGTAAAACAATTAGGTATCGTTAAATTCGTTCGCGTAAATATTGTGAGGCTAAATAATGGCAGGGCGAATTAAAACAGTAAAAATTGGGGGTGGCGTAGATTACGCAAAGGTTGCAGATCGTATCAAAATTTTTTGGGAAGAAAATCCAAATGGCAAAATCGACACCGAACGTGAAGATATCTCAGACAATAAGGTCCGCTTTATAGCACGTATTTGGCGAGATTCAAAAGTTATATTGGACTTAGCAACTGTTGGGACGGATATTAATATCATCAAGCTCACAGCCAACGCTATGGCTTCTGCAGACGCCGCTAAGAAGGGCGATAAAGAGAATGAAAAGCTAGAGACTGTAGCCGTGGGGCGTGCATTAGCAATGCTAGGTTATCTCGCTTCTGGAGAAGTGGCGAGTCGCGAAGAAATGGAGCAATTTGAGGCCTATAAAGCCGACCTATTTCAAGATGAAATCGATAAGACTATCGAAAAAATGAAAAAAGCTAAAACTATCGATGAACTTCGCAAGCTTTATATCTCTCTTAGTGCAGAGCTTCGCAATAACCCAAAGATTCTTAACATCAAAGATGAATTGAAGAAAAAATTAACTGAAAAGCTACCGGTTAAAAAGAATATTAATACGGAAGATAAGGGAAAAAATAATGAAAACAATTAAATTCGAGAAAAATTCTGAGGAATGGTTGGAATTTCGCAAAGGAAAATCGGGTGGGTCTTCCTTCAAGGACCTCTATATATCGAAGTTACCTCTTATTGGAGAAATGAAAGCCAAACTTGATGAGTTGCAAATTGAATACCCAAAAACAGCCAAGGCCGATGAATTGGCGGCTTTACTCGGGGCAGATAATATCGTGGCACTAAAATTAAATGCTGAACCGAAGGATCGTTACTACGAGATTATCGCTGAGCGCGTCGCCCGTCCGATTACTCCAAATGATTATGCAGATAGATTAAATGGGGTGCCGTTCTCAATGGCGAATCGCGGGCACATACTTGAACCTGAGGCAATTGAAGTATTTAACGAAAAAACTGGTAAAAATGCTAACCCAGAGTGCGTAGTTTGGGTACGAGATGACAATGAAAACATTTATATATCACCAGATGCAGTTATTTCGGAAGAGGAAGCAGTCGAAGTTAAATGTCTAGAGTCTAAAAAGATTATCGAAGCATTCCTAACCAAGAAGTATCCTCAAGAATACAGAATGCAGATAGTAAAGTACTTCGTTGTGAATGAAAAACTCAAAAAACTATATTTCATTCTCTATACTGACGTAATCCCTGGACTAGAACTTCAAATCTTCGAAATTAAGCGTGAAGATATCATGCAACAGATTGAGGAAGCAAGAGTATTCGAGGATTGCATTATGCGTCGAATTGATAGCGATACTAGCAAAATCCTCGAACTGACGTTTTAGGGAGGTGGACATGAATAGAATCGAATCAACTAAAACTATAGCAATCAGAATTAAGCAGAAAAATAAAATTAAAAAATAACCAGATGGTGCTGGTCGATAGGAACCAGTTAAATGTCAACATAAACTCAGCCATAGCACTTTAGAAACGAAACCAGGGTAATCAAACGTATTTTTAATGTGTGTTTTGTGTTTTTAGTTTTTACCTTCAGTAATAACTTTAACTAATCTTGATTACCCTAACCAAACAAAATATCAGAGCGAAGTATCTTTCCATAATGCTTATAACAATTGTTATTTCGCTCTGACCTAGATTTGATACTTAAGAAAAAATGAATAATAGACAAAATTTAATCCAACCCGATAAAGTCCTCGTCGATTATGTCGATAGTACCGGAAAACCCCAGCACTACGAGTATAAGACTATTAAAGAGGCTTATAAGTTTGAACGATATCTAAAGCAACATAAGAATTATTCGGCCGTCCTCACGGTGGTATTGCCTAAAAGAGCTAACGAGGAGAAAGGAGAAAGGGAGAAATGGTGAAAGAAAAGGTAGATGAAGCGATCGAAACTTTTATCGACAACCCGTCGCCACAAATAAGTTATCACGATTTGATTACATGCTTGTGCGAACTTAATAAAAAAGATTTCAAGCGCATTATCAAAATCGCGAAATTAGAGAGAAAATCCAACGAATTATTCGAGCAATACTTCAGCTTAGAAAATTAATAACGTGGTGCTTTGGCTGGTCTATAGCATTTTTCTCTCGCCAGACCAAAGTTAAATGTCATAAACGCAGCCCGATATGCTTGACGGGGTGGTGCCGAGCCGCCCCAGCCATAAAAGGAGAATTGAAAATGAAACATTATAAATTATTAAAAGATACCCTAACTGTCAAGGCTGGGTCTATCTTTGAAGAGAAGGAGACCTTTGATGGTGAAAAAAGATTGGTTCAAGTTACCAAAGATGGATACCAGTTTAGCCCATCGGTTGTAGTTAAAGACATCAATAACTTTGATGAATGGTTTGAAGAAATCCATAAAAAAAATGAAAGATGGAGGGGAAAGCTTGGTGAGACATATTGGTTCTTAAGTGATAACGGTAGTCTGTATTTCAAAACTGAAGATGGTAGCAAGATTGATAACTATCGTTATCGAGTGGGCAATTATTTTAAGACCATAGAAGAAGCCAGAACCTACAAGAAATACCTTCTCGCTCGCCAAGTACTCTTAGGCGACGCTGAGGGTGGAAAATGGGAAAGAAAGAGTAATCCCTGGATTGAGTATAGTAATTGGTGTACTTATTATAATAGCTCTTTGCAAGAGTGGGGACTCGATCCAAGTTTGTCATATTGTCCAGGAAATATTTATTTTAAAACCGAAGAAGCACTTAAGAAATCCCTTAAAGAACACAAAGAACAGTGGGAAATCGTGCGTAAGTATGAAATGTGGGAGATGTAATGGAAGAATATAGAATTTTGGACGAAGAAGTAGTTTTAGCTGAATTAAAATTTGCAATGGAGCACAAGATTGATTTTTTTGCTCATAAGATTGATGAATTATTACATCCTATTGATGTTCAGCGCATTTGTGATAAGTTAAAAATCCAAGCTAACATTCACGCATCGTTTCTAACGGAAGGACCCATCAAAAGCGCCTGCTATATACTTGACTTCTATACAAAAAATGGCTCTATTAAGAAGTCTATTGGCACTTATTTTGGAAAAGATTTGGTAAGTTCTGGCATAGATATGGAGTTTAAGCCAGAAGAAGAGGACGAGGACTAAGAATAATGCTAACGATTATATTATTACTGTCAATAGGTTTCTCCATCTTCTTTTATTCTAAACAGGAAGATCTTGATAGAGACCTGTTTATCTTAGTAGCCGTCCCTATTCTTGTAATACCTTTGTTTATTCAAATATTGTTAATAGCTAGTTTAATTAGTGGCTTAAACCTGGATTCTAGAATTGAACTCTATCAATCACAAAATGCTGAGATTGAATCTAAAATCCAAGCCACAGTTGCAAGCTATTTAGCTCACGAGAAACAAACCTACAGAGACCTCAAGCCTGACAATGCTATTGCTGTTGTATCGGCATATCCCGAGCTTCATAGCAATGAATTAGTTAAGAAACAAATTGAAGTTTATGAAGATAATAATAAAAAGATTTTAGGGCTAAAAGAAGAAAAATTAAACCAGTCAGTATATAAATGGTGGTTATTTTTCGGGAGATAAGAAAATGAGAATTAGGAATCACGGAAGTTTTTGCACTATATTGGGAAAAGGCATATCATTTGGAACTTGTGAAAAATCAATAGCAATAGAGAAGATTAAAGAGGCTGGTGGAAATCCAGAAAAGTACCCACTATTCTTGGAGGCATTAGATAAGCAAAATAAGCGTAACCCAGAGTTTGTTTTTCAAATTGACCCTATTTGTATGTTTATATTTGACGCCGATAAATATCCAGAAATAGTTAAAGAAGTTAGGAGATAAAGATGGAAGCAAGTGGTATTTGGGAACCATATTTTAAGCCTACTGCCAGAGTTCATAGTTCGGGGTTCAGATGCTTCGAGTGTGGATATTTGCAGATAGGCGATAAAAATAAAGCAGTTAAGAAAGTTGTAATCGCAACAGGGGTCGACCACATTATGAATTTCGAGTGGCCAGGGAGGCCACAAGAAATTCACCTTGATTTGTTAAAAAGCGGTGAAATACGAATTTTTAACAATGTGAAGCGCCCGTACTGGTTTATTCCTGGCCGTTCAGACGCTCATATCACGGCAATTGAAGAAAACGCCTGGCCTAGGTATGAAAATCTTGATGAAATCTGGGAAAAGCAAGAGGAGAAGAAAAGATGAGTGAAATAAAATACAGGGTTTGGAGTAAAAAGCAAAAGACCTATGATTATGAACATCCATTTAATAAGCCAGGGGACTTCTATATTACTCAGAATGGTGTTCTGTTCTCGGATTATGGTAACGCCATAACTCCAGAGGTCAAGCAAGATAATTTTATTATTGAACAATCCACCGATATTAAAGATAAAAACGGTAATATGATATATGTTGGCGACATAGTTAAGATGAAATATCCATATGACAAACGATGTATCGGCAGATTCGTTGTAATAAAAGACCCTAACAGTCCACGAATCGGACTATTAGACGAAACAAAAACTGATGAAATATTTAATTTATGTGATCACATGTCTAATTATTACGAGATTATCGGGAACATTAACGAGTAGGATATAGATGAATTATGTCTAAAGATATAAAAGTATACTGCTGTGAATGTGGTAAAGAAGTCGAAGCGGATGTTGTGGGCGGAGATATAATTTACCCACACCGTAAGGACTTATACTCTAAAAAGTTTTACCTATGTCCCCGTTGTCGTAATTACGCAGGTGTTTATCAGGGAGAGAAACCAGTTATACCTACTAAAAAGATTAGGGAGTGTAGATATACCGCTCACAGAGCGTTAGATAGAATTTGGCACAATAAAAAACTGAAGAATAAATATTATGCCTATATGAATAAACAATTCAAGAAAGTATTCCATTGGGGTGAGATGAGAAGTGAAGAAGAGGCGGCGAAGGCTTTAGAAGTAACTATGGATTATCTATCGAGCATAAAGTAAGGAGAAAATATGGAATATAAAATTACATTACACACGGTAGATGACTTAGTAAGGCATCTATCTAGACCAGAAATGAAAGGCAGACCACTATGCCAAGTGATAACCGTAGCAGTTAATATGGGTGGGGCTGGAGCGGACATGAGAAAGGTATATTTTAATCAGTTAGATTGTTTCACATGGAATGACGATAACGAATTAGAGGTTGAGATATGAGAGAGATAGGATATAGGGCGTGGCTTAAAGAAGAGAAAAGATATATTTACCCTAAGTTGATATTAAATGATTTTGGTTCCGTAGTAGAGGTTGCCTATAATGATATTGACATAAGCTCCGATGAACTTATAGAACATAGACTTCTTATTGAAGATGTCGTACTTGAACAATTTACTGGTTTTAGAGACAAGAATGGTAAGAAGATTTATGAGGGGGACTTAATAAAAGAAGTTGTTTATGAAAATAGGTTTGTTATTTGGGAGGTAAGATGGCATCAAGATGAATGTTGTTTTGAACTTCATCGTATTAGAGGGGGTTACTATGGCGATACTTTGTTGGATATTGATTCTCAATACGAAACTATTGGTGATATTCATCGTAATCCTGAATTATTAGAGGGGGTAAAATAATGTCATACACAGGTCATAAAGATAAGCATATGGCTAACAATGAAAACATCGTCGATTTTATCAGGTTCGATATGAAACAAGATAGTAAGCTCTTTGGCAATGTTCCGTTACCAACCAGAGAACAAACAGCCCTAGTAATCAGAGCATTAAGAATGCACTCTCTCTTAACATATGCCTCTGAGTATGACTATTCTGAATTGTCTAAACCTGATGAAGTCACTAAATTCTGGCCAACCATATCAAGCATTGGTAGGTTCTTCCGAGACGCTCCGTTAGAAGTACTAGAAAAATATGAAATAGAACATCGGGATAACTAATATGAGAGATTTTATCGAACATTTGATCGAAAGTACATTTATAATCATTGTTCTAATATCAGCACTAGCTGGGATTATATTGCCAATAGCGTTGGTGATGTGGCTAATTAAAGTGATTACAATATGAGGCGAATACCGAAATACAATTCCGAACATAAGCTCTATGAACAGATCGCTCGATATTTGCATCAACAATATCCAGACGTGATTTATCGCTTCGATCTCGCAGCCGACCTTAAACTGACGCCTGGTCAGGCGGCGAAACATCATAGATTACATCCGGAAAGGGGCTACCCAGATTTATTTATTGCCAAACAGAAACACTGGCATTACGATTCGCCGTGTGCGGAAATCTGTGATGATAACTGTTATGCAGGTTTAATGATTGAAATCAAAACAGACGGCATCAAATTAAAACGCGATAAAGATGCTAAAAAGATCTTGAAAGGCGACACTAAAATCCGTAAAAAGGGAGATTGGTTTGATAAGCATATTGAAGAGCAGGCCGAAATGCTCGAAAAGCTGCGTGCGAGGGGGTATAAAGCTGAATTTGGGGTTGGGATTGAGAATTGTAAGAAAATAATTGATGAATATTTAAGGAGTTAATGATGGAAATAATCATGTATATAATTCTAACTATAACCGCCATAGCTATGGCTTGGATGAATTATAAATATTGGAAACTTAGCGGATATCTTAAAGAAATGTCTATTGAACTCGAAAACTATCGTAGCCATTATGGGATTGTTGTAATAAAAAGATCTAAAGAGATGGAGAAGATACTAAAAAATGCTAATTTGGAAAATAGAAGAAGCACATTAAGTTTCGTCACAATTAATCAAATAGTCGAATACATCCTAGCTCAGGACGGCAATAAAACCAAGCTAAAACGCAATGCTAATGAAGCCACTATAATCCTAAAAACTGCTATGATCTGTGAAGCTCGTGGAATCGATGAAGCTATGAGGTACTATAATGGCACTCATTCGGAAGACGAATATCAGGAATATAGAACTAGTGCGATATTGACGGTTTAATACTTAAAATCCGAAATAGCCCCATGTTGAGAAGGGGCTATTTTTATGGCTTATAATTTATGCTTATGTTTGGTATAATATAGTTGCAAGACACGGATTCCCGTGTTTTTTTATTTGAGAATATTTATGAAAAAAATATCAGAAGCAAAAATCAAAACCAAGCTATCGGGAAAAATCACTGATTCGCGCAGACTTAAATTTCTCGAATTATACTTAACACCTGGCACAAAATATTTTAACAACGGTTATCAATCTGCAATTAAAGCCGGTTTTACTGAGACCACTGCTGCTGCCATTATGAATAAATATAAATGGGTCACTGATGGCATCAAAATGATTCGTGGCAATTCGATTGATACTCAAGTGCTAGCAGAAAAATCTCGTAAGGTTCTATCAAAATCACTTGATTCCGATGACCCTAAAATCGCACAGGATACTGCTAAATTTGTCTCTTCCCATATTGATCCGGATTTTATTCAGAAGCAGGAAGTAAACATCCAACTACCAAACCCAATTTACGGTGGCAAATCTAAAGATTCAGACATTAAAAAAGAGGATGAGTCATAGATGAAGTTCAAGGATACTACTGCTACAAAGAAAGTATTCTCTCTTAAAAAGCGCATTAGGGCTGTTTGTGGTGGGACCTCTGCAAGTAAGACCATCTCTATTTTAATCTGGCTCATAGATTACTCCCAAAGTCATAAAAGTAAGAATATCTGGGTAGTGTCGGAAAGTATGCCACATCTAAAAGGTGGAGCTATTGAAGATTTTAAGAATATTATGCAAGGCCAAGGGTATTGGACTGAATCTAGATGGCATGGCACGGATTATGTTTATACGTTTGAAACCGGTTCAACCATTAAATTTACCTCAGTCGATACATATGGAAAAGCACACGGCCCAAGGCGTGATGTTCTGTTTCTAAATGAATGTAACAACTTAGCATACAACATCGTTGATCAGCTTATTACACGTACACGCGAAGTGGTTTGGATTGACTGGAACCCAACTTCTGAATTTTGGTTTTATGAAAAAATGCTCGGAAAACGAGATGATATTGATTTTATTACTCTCACTTATAAAGATAACGAGGCGCTAGACCAAAATACGATTCAAGAAATTGAGAGCCATAAGGATAATAAAAACTGGTGGCGAGTTTATGGCGAAGGCAAGATTGGCGAAGTTGAAGGTCGTATTTATACGGGTTGGCAAATCATCAAAGATGTACCCTTTGAAGCGCGCCTTGAGGGCTATGGTCTTGATTATGGGTATTCTATCGACCCAACTGCCATTGTCGCAGTCTATTACTATAATGGTGGCTATATTCTCGATGAAGTTCTCTATCGAAAAGGCATGTCTAATAAGCAGATTGCAGATGTTCTAAATAGTCTTCCATATGGATTAGTTGTCGCCGATTCGGCTGAACCTAAGAGTAATGATGAGATAAAAAGCTATGGTGTAAATTTAGTCCCAGTAGTTAAGGGTAAAGATAGTATTAAGCAGGGTATTCAGTATGTACAAGACCAAAAAATCTCAGTTACTGAACGAAGTGTCAATCTAATTAAAGAATATCGTAATTATCTGTGGAAAACTGACAAAAACGGTCAAATCATCAATGAACCAGAAGGTGGTTTAGACCACGCCCTTGATGCAGTTAGATATAGATTATCAAGTATGAAGCCCCAGAGAGAGGCTAAAAAGAGTTATAAGAGCAAAAATTCGAGGTCGGTATGGTAAGTGGGAAGAATAATAACATGTGTGATGATGAACTTATTTTTGGTAGATATAACAAGCAAGTAGACTATCGTAATGGGCAAGTTTCGCAAGTGGTGGAATATAAAACCGAATCGATTATGCCTACCAACCCAACAAATATAGATTTGCCAGTCGAAACACTTAAAGATATGATTTATGAAAGTATCGGTGGCGGATATAAAAGCGTTGGAGTCGAAATTGAATTTAGTGGCGATCATAAAATCAAATTAGTTCGCAAAAACTTCGTTAGAAAACTTGAGGAACAAAAATAGACCGGAAAGTCGGTCTATTTTCTTTACGGGCTAGGCTGCAGTCGCAGAGATCCAGCCCTTCTTTTTCTTTTCTTCTTCTTTATCTCTGAAGTATTTATTGTAAATAGAATTATCGTCTTTGCTTTCATCTTCAGGGTTTTCGATTTTTGTTTTAGTTGGGTCATACGTCCAATCTTTTTGCTTAGCAGCTTCGTATTCGATTGGTTTGAACTTAATACCTTCCGTTACTGCACCGGCACGTACGGCCTCGTCTGCTTGCTCTTGAGCGTGTTTAACAGCATCTTTACCTGCGGAAATAATCGCATCGGTGCTAAGATTCTGCGCATCAGCTTTCTTTCGTTCGAGTTCAGCAACTTTATCCCAGTAACCAGAGCGTTTGCTTGCGAAGTATTCCTTTGCAGATTGCTTCTGGCGTTCGCGCTCTGTTAGAATATCATTCTTCTTATTGCGATAATCTAAATTCTGGCGATTAAAGTTAGTTTCTTGCTCTCTTGCGTTCTCGGCATTGTTGTCTTCAATAGTAGATCGTACTTTTTCGGCTGCACGAGCTAGCATTGTTGGGACTGTATGTTGCGCCATAGATGAACTACCTGCGCCACTACGTGCAAAATAACGCGCGTAAGCATCACGTTGAGTCTTAAAGTCATCATTAGCTACATCAATCTGCCTACGACGGTTGCCTAAGCGTTGACTACGAGCAGTCTCGTAATCCTCTTGAATCTGCTTCCAGTTATTCTCAAGATTATTGCTTGAACGATTGTAGTCATTGTCGATATTTGCATATTTATTGCGTTCTGCTTCGTCAATACGCTTCAATTCGTTTGGCATTAAACTGAGGCTTTCGTTTGCTAAGGCAAGGTTACGAGCGGTGTTTTGAGTGCCGCCGGTACCAGGCGTGACAATTGGGCCATCACTGCCATTTTTTGGCGAATTGGCATCCAAATATTTTTTATATGAGTCAGTCCACCATGGATTTAAGGTGCGGTTGACCGTAGATGCGTTATACCCATTAGACTCTTTCTCTTTAATGTCTGGTGCACGGAACCACCCCCTGTCTCTTTTTTCACCAGTCAAGAAATTGCCGTCAATATTCATATCGTCACCAACAACATTCAGCAAAGCTTGAGCCTCACTTCGTTTAATGTCCGATGGGTGATTATTGGCGTGATATTGTAGATATTGACGATATGACATGTTATTATTCATTATCTTTTCCTTATCTTTGACATTTATGGACGATGATATTAGAATAAAGTTAATTTTAGATACACCTTTATGCGTAAAATACTTAAACTAGCTAAAAATAAACGCCTCTTAATCTTCACAGCTTTAGTGTTAATTCTCGCTGCTGTCAATTTCCGGAATATTCTTTGGGGGTATTACAAATTAATAGATTACAAAGTATGCCAACCAGTTGAGGAATTTTATTATGACCAGGAGGTAACTTATGATAACACTCAATTTGAGGGATATTTTAAGCTATTAAATAACCCAGAATCTGGGTCTAGACGCTATTGTTGGTCTTATCGAGAAGAGAAAAATAATCTGGAAACCCTTAAAGAACCAGTGGCTTCAAAGTTAATTGTTGGTACTAATAGACATAAAGACCCTGAATTAATTAAACTTGCCAAGCAAGCTGGTATTAAACAGGACCTAACTTATGAACCAGTTAGTATGTATTATGTTGATTCATACGATGACTCTCTATGGTGGGTAGGGGGCCAATATAGCAACTTCAAGAAAGCTATAACTGTTCGGAAAGATGCAAGAAATAAGCAAACATTGATAGCTCATGAGTATCTTCATCACGTATGGTATCGTGATAATCTGGAATCTGATGCAAGATTAGTATCTGAATTAACAGATTTTTTTAATAAAACAGAAACGCTACAAGAGAGAATGTCTACATATGATCAAAAGGAACCTACAGAATTTTTTAGCTATGGCTGTACCGAGTGGTCCGACCACTTCTTAACACCTTATATAGTTTCTCAATGCAACAAGTATATTACACGTTCAGTCCTTAGGATGACATATTGATTATTACAATATCATCGTCCATAAATTGTTAATAATATTCTGAGTGACGGTCTATTTTTTGGGCGGTATTATCATACCAAGGATAAAACCAATCACTAATGTCCTGATTACTATATAGCCAATAGCCTCATAGATGTTATATTCAAAGAATGTGACGACCCAACCAGTAATTACGATGATTATTCCTACTATTCTTAGGTCGACAAGTGCTCCTCTTCTTCCATGATGTCTTTGTTCCATATATGCATATGGAATCATTCCAAACAGAATCAAAAGAAAACTAACCATAGTTTGATTATAACACGCTATTTATATCACTCAGTTTTATTTTTACTATTTCACCATTTATAGTCTGTGAAAATCGGTTCGACTATATAAGGGGGATTTTCTCCCCCTTATACTAGGCTGCGCTCTTCAATGCGAAGATGCCAGATTTGCGTTTGTCAAACACAAATGCATCGAATACAACACGGCCGTTGACATAGAAGCCAGAAGCGGTTTCTTTGAATGGGCCTTGGTTGTAATCTGCAAGGTGTTTTGGAGCAGCTGCGGCTGATTCGTGGGTCAAGACACAGGTAACTTTGGTTGGGAGATAGTCGTCTGGGACTTCAATGATTAGACAACCGTCAATCATACCGTAATTACCGGTGCGACGAGAATGTGCGTTAAGCTCAGATGGGATGGTGAATTTTGGATCAAGCTTGATCTTAGCAAATTCAGTAGCACCAAAGAACGCCACGCGGCCAACACGAGGAACTTTAGCGTTAGTTTGCTTAGTCATAAGAGAACTGAACGTCTCATATGCATCTGCGCTAGTAGTAGCCTTTACGACTGCAGTAGCGGCACTAGCAAGAACGCTGAGGTTGTGTTTGTCGATAGTTGGGACGATCTCTTGTGAGATTTCTTCTTTCATGACTTCACGGGCGTCAAGGGAACCATCAGCTGCAAAGTGAGCGTCGGCCTTATCGATGCTCATGGCAAAGTACATATCCTTGCTTGCTGTTACGGTTTGGACTTCGTTTTCTGCATCTTTATATTCGTAACCAAAACTACCACCGTTAGCGGATTTGCGAGTTGAGTAATCACGCAAAGCTTGGGTTTTGGTTGAAAAGATTTGGAATGATTTGGTTGTGCCACCAATTACTTGATATTTACCCTTAAATGCAGGAGCGGTTAAGCTTCCTAGTTTATAAGAGGCATCAAGAACCTTGGAATAAGCACTTGGTAAATTAATTGCCATAGTTATATTCTCCTTTAGATATTAAGTACGCTTCTTACAAAGTCTTCCTCGGTTTGCTCACCTTTGACGGTTGAATTACTCCTAGGATATGGATTGTAAGATACATTTGTTTGTTTACTTTTAGTATTTGCTTTACGAGCATTTCTAGCTTTTTCACCTTGCATAACCCCTAAACGATAGATTTGGCCAATACTTTCAAGGAATGGTTGTAGTCTAGTAGTTGCACTGATGACTTCTCCGTCACTCCCACGCTTCACGTGGGCAACCTCTTCGTACATCTCTAAGATTCCATTTGCGAGATCTGGGTTAAAATCCGGATTGGAGCTATCAAAGAGTTCTGGGTAAGCTAGTTTTGCGTTCTCCGTTGCTAAAACCTGCTCGTAGCGAGTCTCAGCAATCGTCTCGATTTCAGCTTTTCGTGCATTTTGAGCTTCTATTAGTCGCATGCGAGCCTCAATAGCAGCGTCAGCTTCGCTGATATTCTCATCTAGAGACATAATAGAATTAGTTAACTCTTCCACAGTAGGCAACTGCAGTTCTTGATACTGTGAGATTTCAGACTTTAAGCGGTTAAGCTCTGCGACACTGTCTCGAATCTCTTGGTTTAAGCGCTCTTTGCGCTCTTCGCCTCGGGATTTAGATTGGTCGGCATCATCTTCCTTCTCTTGCCCTTGTTCTTCTTTAGTATCTTCCGATTCTTCTGCTGATTCAGAAAATACTTCGTTTAGAGCTTTCTCTAATTCATCGCCTTCTGAACTATTGGCGACAGTGTTATTATTTTGGGTAGTCGATGATTCTACCCCAGCTTCCACACTAGGTGCTGATAAATTTACATCTGCATTATCCATACAATCCTTTCGGGGTTACTTTTACGCTGTACGTAGCGAGACGCAGGTCTCTGGACTAAGACCCTAATAAGCGTATCAACGGTGACATAAAGATGGCTAAATCAAAGATATTATTGATACGCTAATTAGGAGCCTACTCCACCATATTCATACGCTTTTCCACCTCCCCTCTGATTCGCAATAAATGATTCTTTACTATCTTGAGCGCAGCAATTTGTCGAATAACGGCTTCTGGGTCTCTTAGATCTAGTTGCAATCTATCTATGGAATCACATTTTTTAATTTCTTCATCCACATAAGTCTGAGCCCACTCTAGGATTGGTTTCTCTAAGCTGAGGCGCGTCTTTAATTCTTTTTCCTTGGTCTCCTGTTCCTTAGATTTTTGGATTGGACTTCGTCTTGGATTGTTTGGGTATGGATTCATTTATTACTCCTTAAAAAATCATCGACTTCCTCTGGTGAGCCACCTTGCGCTAAAAAGATTGCAACACCTTGAGCTTGCTCTTCTGATAGACCATTTTGTACCAGTTCTGCTACTAATTCAGGGTTTACCTGGTTAGTGGTAGGTTTTTGTCCGGCTAGTGCTTCAGCTTGAATTTCTGGTTGACCCACATTTGTTTGTTCTGGAGTTTGCTCTCGTGGCTGTGGGGAATTAATCATTGGGTTTGAGCCTTCAATGTCCTCTGGACTGGTTTCGTCTTCCTCAGATACCTTTGGCGCGATTTCTTCTGCATCAGGAACACCAGAGCGCTTTACAATCTGATAGACAAGAGGAGCTATTTTGAGGTATTTTTCCATTTGGTCTCCCGATTCTAAGCGAATTTGAAGAAGGTCTTTAAGTGTTTCGAGCTGTTCGTGGTCATTGTCTAGTTTGGAGCTTGAAGCGTCTACCTTAAACTTGACTAGAAGGTCTTTTAGATCTGAGTATTTAATAGTTTCTTTAGTGAGTCTAAATTCTGGGTCAATTTTTCGTTTTGTCTCAATAAAACGTTGCGAGAGTGGTACTACTTGGTCAATTTCGGCTTGATAGTGAGCGGCTATATGGAGATTGAGCATCGTTTCGAGAATTTCCCCAAACCATTCTTCAAATTGACCACGAAGATAATTATCGGCAATATTGATACGATCTTGTTGCGCATTAACACCGGCAGGTGTTTTAGAAAATCCAGGGTTACCAACTTCAGCTGAGATTGAAGTATCACCATTATTTGTGATATTTAGAATATTACTCTTCAAAATGCCCTGCACTGTAGGGAAGGTATTAATAAGCGTGTTGTCGGTCTGTACGACAGCGGCATCGGCATTAGGGTCACTTCCTAAATCCCACACTGCGTATGGTTCATATACGATACTCTCGGTATTCACATTGCCACGAATTTTAGTTGGAGGGGCAGATTTAAGCCCGACTTGGAACTGGTAATTTTGGTGGTGAATATCGAGCATGTCCTGCAGTCTACGAGTAAGACGAATAGCCGATAATCCTAGTGGGTTTTTGCCATCTGGGTCATAATAAGCATAAATAATTGGAATTTTGCCACTAGGGTCGATATTTTTCCATTCACGCACTATTTCTCCAGTATCTGGGTCAAAAGCATAGAAAATATTGTCCACGCCTCTCTGAAATACGCAGACGAGCTTAATAAATTCAGCCTGTTCAGTTTCCGTGATAGAAATATCAGTATCTTTGGCGGTAGTTTTTTCTTGCAGCTCTTCAAGTTTCTTAAGGTTCCAAGTGGTCTTGTAATCTTTATCTTTTGCGAGTTCTTTTTCGTTATAAATAATGTTCTTGATATCACTTTTTGTGTACCAAGCATTTAGAAAGATATAGTTACAGTCTTTAGCGTTAGTCTTACCTGGTTCTAAATAAACATCCTGAATGTCTACGATCGTAAAATCCGTACCAAAATAATTATCTTCATTGCGAATAAATACGAGAGCAGGTTGAGAGCCATAAATAAGCATATTACGTACCACTGATAAACATTTGGCTTTGACCGCGCCACCAGTTGTAGCGTTTGGTAAAATCACATTATCTACTACCTCATTGAGGAGTTCAGAGAGTTCAGGGCTTTTATCGTCCAAGATTACTTTACCCGTAGGGTTCTTTTGGACGATTGCTTTTGGCCTCGTCTCGATAAAAGAAGCCGTAGTTGCATCGGTTACATCTGGATTACCTTCTTTGACATTTTTCGGCTCAGCATTAGCAATACGTTCAAACTCAGAGAAATCCTTGAAAAACCCAGCCATCTTATTTTTGGCTTGCTCATATTCCTGTTTCAAATTCTCTGGTTCTATATAAGAAAAAGACACCCGTTTTTCCTTTCACATATTGATAAATATGTAAGAGCCGGTATTTGGGTGTCTTACTTCAAATTCATTATACCATATTCTAAATGAATATTATGCATTTCCTGAATTAATATCTCAATAAGTTTAGCTAATTAATTTTTATTAGATATTACCCTCTTTCCGTCTCAATACAATAATCAATAACAAAGTGCCACCAGTACGCGTTGCGCATATTCTCTTTTAGCTGCATTACCACGACGCTACGTAAGGCGTCTAGATAGAAGCCGGCAACCCAGCTATTATCGGCTGTGTCATATAGCCAAGGCACTGTTCTCCATGACCCATTATTTGCTTTGTTTTTAACAACCATTCTCATATCAATAACAGTTGCACACCTGTCAACCGTAACCTCTAGTGGCACATTACCTTTACCAGAATAAACTTTACGATAGATTTTACGGCCGTCTATCCAAGTCCCAATCTCAACGGCTTTGGTGCTAGAATAAACGCCACTTAATTTCGATAGTTGTATAGAATTATCAAGAATTTTTTTACCATCAAGTGAATTGTCGGCGATCTTGTCGTTGTTTATGGCATTACTGGCTATTTTAGGTGTCGTAACACTTCCATTAGGAATTTTTGAAAGATTTACAACTCCATCCTTGAGTGTACCATCATCATTTAATGTGTTCTTAAGTCCTTGGATTAACTTATTTCGTCCGCCTGCGGTCTCGGTGGCAATCAAATAAGTTCTATCTGCTGGATAATCTCTATCTACACCCGCCGTGAGCTCAAGATTTTCAAGGTTACGATTATTTTTAGTGCCAATCCAGTCCGTTTCGGATCCACTGATAGGGTTCCCAGATGAATCGACTTCATATACTACAAATGAACACTCTCCAGCCCACCCAGAAAGAGCTTCACATGTAAAAATCCCAGAGCCAGCGGTATGTGGTTCAGTTAGTCTAGCTACTTGTGGTCTTTTCCCTAATTCAGATGCAAATAATAAATTAGACATTCTTTTCACCTTTCTTTTTCAATAACTTAAAAGTAAATAGCAACATCGTACCGGTAGACAGCAGTAATTGTCCAAGTAATTGGCCAAAAGTCACGGCGTCAGTGGTATTAACAAGTGCAACCACAAGTGGCGCCTGAGTTCCTGCGATAATCAATAGATCGCCTAATAAGTAGACCAACATTTTAGTTTTTGATGAAAATTCCATATCTTTATTCACTTCTCCGATAATTTCTTCTGCTTTTTCCATATTTTTCTTATGCTCCTCTATTAATTTTTGAACTTGTTCTGGTTTCATGCCAGGTTTAACTCCTGGTACTGGTGCTAAGTCGTCACCAAATCCGTCATCTTTTTTCGCTTCCTCTTTAACTTCCTTTTCAGTAATTGGTCGGCTTTCTTCTATGGTCGGGACTTTGATTTCTACATCCGTTTCTCTAGCTTCGCCATTAATGATTGAGTCTAATGTCTCTGGCATAGTAAATGGCTCTAATACCTCAGCTAAAATACCGTTATTGAAACCTTTGGTCTTAGAGTACAGTGTGCGGTAATACTTTTTACCATTCACAGTCGTCTCTTGAACGAGGTTGCTAATAACCATTCCTGCTTGAATATCACCCTTATCTGCGCCAGTATCGAGATCGATAATATCGATTTTTTCTTTAGCTTTAAGCTCTAGAGGAGAAATATCAATCCAGGCTACTACTGGTTTAACTTCGACCACAGGTGGGAAATTGATTGCATTAGCACGATCTGCAATTTCTTGAAGTCTTGGGTAAAGACTTGGCCCTGGGCAAACCGTAGAAGCTCCATACCAGTCTTTATGGCCGGACAAAACCGGCATATCTGCCTTAGGGTTAATCCATAATCTTCCGAGATTATTACGTTTTGCGATATCTGCAACCAGTTTCACTAGGGTTTCAAAAGTGTCTGGGGCTATTTCCCAGTTAGGTGCACCAGTGGAATTGGTAGTCTCAATACCGACCGTCCTAACATTACCCCACCAGTTAGAGCAATGCCAAGTAGTGTCAGCTTCGTCTACATACTGATGGATTTGATTACCTCCTACGCCATAATGCGCCGAGCCATTACGTCCAGCACGAGCAAATGTTGCACCGATAGAATCGAGCAAGGTTGAGGCCGCCTGATGCACTACAATGCCTTGAATTTTATTACCCTCACGCCCCTTAGTGTAGTTAGTTAGATTTGCTGGCCACCACCTTGTTACTAAATTTGAATTACTCATTTTTTGCCTCCTTTTTAATTAATTTTTTTCATATACTTTACCTTAATTTCAGGTGTTAAATCCGTTCCTGTAATTAATATATTGGTCGTACCGTCATACGTTCTCGTTTCCATAAGCATATTAAGCCGTGTAAGTGTAGTTAGGTCTGTAATCTCTGTAGTAACTGGAAGAGTAGGAAATACCACGGTAACATTATTTGAATTCAACCATGTTTTCCATTCATTAATAGTTGAGATTGTTCCATGGTTAAAGAAAACCGATTTACCGCCTCCACGAATCGCGAAGGTGCCAGCTTTATTTGGGTATGCCTTAGCATTTTTGAAATGGGGGCTAAGTCCATCGGCGTAATCAGAGACTGAGTTAATGCTATTCACGAGATAATAGATATTTACATTATCTTCGCTAGTTTTCGCCCAAGACTCTGAGCCATCGAAAGTTTTTGTGTCTGTATTTTTCTCTAAATACCATTTGCCGTCCTTAAAATACACGCAGTCTTGATAATTTCCGATTTTATTGAGTTCCGGTAACATGATAGATGTGGTATTGATATCAAATGGTGTAAATTCAGTATCTTCACCATCTTTCACTAATGTAATTCTTAGGCGCAGGTTTTTATAATTCCAAAAACCCTGATTTGTAGTCTCGTTATGTGGAATCCAAACAAATGGCGTGTATTTTTCGTCTAAAACATCGGTGATATTAACATCGAATATCTTGGTCCTACCATTCAGATCTTCTGGTCTTAAATAAGAAGAATAAACCACACTGCCTTTTTGTATTGGAATCGAAACGATAAAATTAGCACCAGCGAAGTTCTTTTCAGCTGTACCGCCGAGATGCTCGACCACAAGTTTATATTTACCTGCAGGGATGAAGCTTTTAGTATAAGTTGGCGTAATTAAAGATGACCCAATACTGGCGATGCCATTTAATGAAAATGAACCGTCCTCATGCGTTTTAACCTCGACATTATTAAGTATGCGATTACCAAAAATGGTATTAAATAGATTGCGACTATATACTGATAAGTTGCTACTCTTGATATTTTTAATAACCTGAGAAAAATCAGTACGAGGTGTTGGTAGACCATTGGTGTATAGCTCGTAATCTGTGGCTGTATCACCAGTCTCAAGTTGTGCTTTGACCGTATCTTTCAAGTTAGAACCATTGGCTGCTGAGATAAACAAATATCCAGCAACAATTGGTTGCGTAGTAGTAAAGGTATTAGAAGTGGAAGTCGTTGTCATATTAGCAATAACATCAGAAATAGTACCATCTGCTAACTTATACTTAAAAACGACTCTATGTGTTCGTGGGTAGTCTATTGAAAATGCATACTTACCAGCAGGTAGTGGAGTTGGGAAAACAGTGTAATCTGTAATGTTAGCCCATGAATTTGTTATTGTCCCAGAATATGCGACGGTGCCGTCATCTGATACTGTAGAAGAAATACCCTGACTAGTGGCTGTTCTTGCGGTAATTTTTAGTAAATTCTTGCCACTGGTATTAACTTGCTCAGTATTACCATAAATAGTCATCCCCAGCACCTTAGTAGCTGAAGAATTGAGCTTGAGATTCGTGCCTTTTTCGGATTCTTTTGAGAATGCGTTCAAGATGTCAGAGATGAGGGAATTTTGGGAGGTTTGCTCTGTATTTACATCGGTGAATCTTTTATCTACCAACTCTTTATGTGTGGACAGTACCGAATTAGTCGTAGTAAGATTAGCTTTAATCTGAGTAATTTCGGCTTTGTTATCACTGGTTAACTTAGTGAATTTAGTATCCAGAGAAGAGGTTTTATTGTCTGCTTCGGTAATTTTACCATTTAGCTCAGTCTTAGCTTGCCCGATAGTGTTATTTATTCTAGTTTCAGATTGGTTGATATTACCATTCAGTTCAGATTTTGCCTCAGATATGCGGTTATTGACATCAGAAATAAAAGCATAGTTTCTTAGACTGTTCTTCGTGTCATTAATACTATCGGTGTTCTGGCTGATTTTGTTGAGTAGGTCTGCCGTTGTAGTATTTGCCTCAGATTTTTTAAGATATAGGTCTAGCTGTGGCTTGTTTTGTAATTGGTTATAATCAGTCGTACCTGGGGCGCCTTTTTCGCCTCGATCGCCAGTGTCACCCTTGCTACCAGTATCACCTTTATCTCCCTTTGGACCTTGATTACCGACCTCTAAATTGAAATCGACAGGCTCATTAAGAGATATATTGAATTCAATTGAATCGCTCATAACGTTCCTCCTCTACGGATATCTGCGTACACTTTGACTTTGATATATTTATTCTTCCCAGGCGCTGAATAAACTTTGCCTTCTGGGGTTCTAATCTCAAATTCACCTGCAAGTTCAAGGACGCTTTTGTTGGCAAAATCAATCTTATTGGTATCGTTCGGGTTTAGCTCAAACCTAAATCTGACATTATCGCCAATGTCGCTTTTGTCGGTCGAGCTCTTGCTAATGAGCGCCATTGAATCGTTTTTGTCGTCATCTGGCTTGATTTTTGCCATAAAATACATCACTGTTCCATCCGTGGCAATAGACGATGGGACCGTTACATAAAAGACTTGTGTATTTCCTCGTTTTAGATCCATTACTTCTCCTTTATTTTTATTAAACTAAACATAATCCCAACCAGTACTACTACTAACACTCCGAGAAAAAGGCCATGGATTATTACTAGCGCCCAGAACGATACGCTAATTAAAATTAGCAAAATCCAAGTAATCACGTTAATCCAATCTATTCTTTTCATTTTGGCACCCTATCAATTAAGACAAATTTTAATACTGCACCAAGTACCGCTGTAACGATAGCCCAGACGATTTTTGCTTGGTTTTCTTCAAGTTTGTGAAGCCGGTTACTCCTATCTGTGGCTCGTTCCTCTAGCACCGTAACACGCTGAGAAATTACGTTATATGTATCCACTTTGTGATTAACTTCATTGACGAGGTCTCCGATATTCTTGATATCGGCCTCCATCTTGCCTAATTTTTGATATAATGTCGAATCGTTATTCATCACCCACTCCTTTCTCTGGTAGATAACCAATTGGTACGTGTCTAACCCTAATCTTATGGACGCCATAACGGATAGCTCCCTGAGAAGAGATTTCCACACTAACCCATTTCAAATCTTTATTAATTTTTAGTACTATATTCTTCGTCTCTGTAGTTTTTTCCTGACTAAAAGGTCTAGTTTTACCCCAACCTAAATCTTTTAGTGATGAAAAGCTAAATTTATCACCCCAACCTAGAATCTTTGTTTGGTCTCTGAACTTCTTTCTAATCACTTTTTGGATTTCTCGTCTTCGAGTAAAACCTCGAACGGCTACCGTAATATCACCAACTGGGTTAATTAGATCTACTGAAACTGTGAGGACTCTCGAATAGTCATTCTGCTTCGAGAAGTATACTTTGGAAGTTTTTACCTTAGTCTCGAAAGTCTTATTAACATCGATTGCCATTGCATCGTAATCAAACTCACAAACCTTATTGTTTACGATCGCAAGTTGATGAGTTTTTCCATCATTAGATCCGTAATGCAGTAAAAATTTAGCCGGTATCATCCACGGCAGCATCCAGGCACCACCACGATCTAAATCTTGAAGCCAAATCTGGTTATTTTCTTTAGTGCCAACTGGTAGTGCCCAGATTAATTTTCCGTCATGAACAATTCCAGAGGCCTTTGATAAGTTCTTTGTGTTTAATTTCTCAAAATCCCTTGAGATAGTTGCAGAGGATTTTGTGGTTGAAAGAATACTCTGAATGTTAGGTTGTGTACCGGTAGTAAACACACCGTTCTTAGATAGATAATGTAGGCTCTCCTGATATTTAAGAATGGCATTAGGAGCATCGGTGCCTTCTCGACCATTTGCATCCTGAACTTTAATACTCGGAATTGGTACACCGCCAATCTCAATAGTGTCTGATAATAAGTGCTTCATGGAGCCAAAACCATTAGTCCCTTGTAGGAAGATTGTAGGGACTGGGTCGCCTTTACCAGTACGGAAGTCTACTACGGCATTAGGGAGGTCTTTACCGCCAGGTGCTACATCAATCCATCCACCACCAGAGTATGAAAAATTTAAGGCAGTTTTAGGGGTACCGCCATCATAATAGATGCGCCATGGATTTTTAATATCACCAAGTACATATACTGTACCGTTAATATTTGTGCCGCGTCTTCCCACAATACCTTCAGAAGTATCGGCTTCAGGAGCAGTTGTCCCAGGCTGTGCAAATAGTACACCGGTATCGGTAAACTTAAAGCTGCCACTACCGTCATTTGCGACATCTGCGAGATACTGCTCTTTTCCTACCTCATTTCCTACATAAATAATAAATCTCTGTACATTCGGGTCATTGCATTTCCATTCTAGTGTAATGGTTTGCTTTCCGGCTTCCCAGTTATTCCTCTCACGATCTACTTTCTGAGTCGTGAAATATACTGGCATAGTCTCGCCATAAGATTGAGCTGTGATGCCATATCTTAAGGCTACGCCACCTTCGGATAAGCCAGTTTTAGTAATTTTTAGATCTGTTGGTTGTGTTAATTTCTCAAATTTCTTCACGGTTTTAGTCGAGAAATCAAAGAAATGGGTTTTATTAATACCATTAAAAATGAGACATTTTTGATCGGTTTGGCAGAAGTTATATTCAGCATCAATCGCATCGCCTGTATATTCAATACCTTCCGCCTTTCTCCATCTATCTCCGTCTTTGGCGTAATAAACATACGCTTTTTGAGCTTTTGAATCACGCTGAACAGACAATAAATAGTTCACAGGCCAGCCATTTTCTACCGAGACTACCTCTGTGATTCCAATAATTTCATTTTCTGGTTGCACTCCATAGAGTTTAAGTCCAGGACGAGGCTCTGCTACGCCATCTTGGGTTAGCCAAACATTAAGGCTTTCATCCAGTCCATTAATTAGCCCACGGTTCTCGTCAAAAACGCTAACACGTCCACGGTTCCAGTTATCAAGTACTAGAGTAGATACCGATGGGGATTTTGTTGACTTAGGTGGATTAATCATCTCTTATTCCTCCATGGGTCCATATTCGCAATTCTAAGCCCTCTCTGGCGGTTTTTCATGCTTGTCATGGAATTTTGCGCAAGTGCGATAAGATTCCCATATTGACCAGCCTGTACGATGTCTGACCTAGCAATTTCGGCAGCTAACATATAAACCAGCCAGTTTGGGTTGTCTACAATAATATTGTCGTCGTCATTAGAAATCTCCTCGAGGTTCACGTAATATGGATAGGTGATTCTCCCACCAATAGCAGAGTCGATAAACTCTTTCTTGAAGTTAATAATTTTACCATCCGATGAAGCTGTGAAGATGTTTCTATCATTGCTTCTAATAAATTCAGCCGTTGAAACGAGTTTAGGCATGGCCATATTGCCACTAGGGAGAGTAATCGAGAGTGGGGAATAACTTAGGGGGTGTAGCACTAATTCGCCGTCTAGATCATATTGGGTATCGGATGAAATAATAATAGTTTCTTCCCGCTCAAGGCTAGCCCAGCGTTCATTAGGAAGTACCAATGATTCTTCATACCAGTCTCTTTGCAGGTCATTAAGAATGCTGACGTACTTACTATATGACGGCTCAGATCGCGATATACTCTCGTCATCACCAGTGGCCATCTTGTAGGCTTTCTGGATAATCTTATCTATTTGCATTTCTACCTTTCTAAGAAAAATACTGACGACTTTCAGCTTTTTCTTGCTTTAAGTTCGCCAGTATTTAGGTAGAACAAATATTACTTATTAACTATATTCTATCACATTTATCGCTTATTTTTTGAAGAATTTAATCGTTTTATCGTCTGTGTATTGGCTTTAGTGGCGGCCTTACGATTAAAGCTGACTGAAGCTTTCCCGCCACCAGACGGCCTCCATGCTCCACGAATCAACGACATAGTGTCTATCTTATATGAAGGCGTACCTCCTCCACTCCTAGAGCCACTGCTTCGCCCTTTAATGGAAGTGCTAGACAGACTAATATTACCAGACCTATCTCTAAACTTATTTCGGCTGATAATTCCAGATTTTACCAACGCATCTCCATAAGCAAGCACATCATCTAGAACTTTGCTACCGTCTTCCGATGATTCGATAAGATTACGAAAATCATCTTTCCCAAGACCGTATAAATCTCTAGTTTCTTTAGTGAAATCTTTACCAACTTCGAGCTTCCTGAGTTTATTCTGTGCCTCTACTCTACTTTTACGACTATATTCACCCTTTGCGGATTTTTCTTCGTACTCTTTCTTAAATTCGTTATACTCGTAGTCATTTTCGGCATATAGCCTCTCACGACTAACTTGCTTTGTTCCTTTCAACGCTTCTTCGATGTATTTGCTACTATTAAAGCCTTGAAGCAGTCCAGCCTGTCTGTCGCTTAGCTTATTTTTAATTTCGTCTCCGCGTTCTAATTTTCCGAACGTGCTCCCAATCTGCTTAAAGTCACTATCAATGGCATTTTTAACCTTTTCTTGGTCATCTTTGCCTAGATTAGTGAAGTTAGAGTCACCCTCAAGCTGTTTTTTGAGTTTTTCACCACTATCTACGGCCATTTTATATTGGCTGTCCGCTCCGGTTGACCCAAATCTTCGATAAGCTCCTTCAGTAAAGATATGACCAATACCGCCACCATCTTTTTGATTGTCTGGATTGTCTGTTAGGGTTTTAGCTAAATCCTTACCAAGTCCACCACTCCAGTTTGAGATAAAGTTATCAATAATTGGTGCATCTACTCCTGTTAATCCAGATAAGAACCTAGCTGCACCAGTAGTGTATTTAGCTCCTTTATCTTGTGGTAGTTTATTTTTATCGTAATCACTTACAATATCTTGCTTGGTAAACGTATTAGTGTTGGTGGCCGCTTCAATAAATGGCTTGATCGCGGTCGGTGTTAACTGATTAACTGGGTTTTCTGTATCTAATCCGGTAAATACTTCAAAGATATTGCTGGCAGTCTTAAGTAGCGCGTCTGGGGAGTCCTTAATATTGTTCATTGAATCCGTAATAGGATAGAGGAATTGAGGGATAGGAATTTTAACTAACCCATCGATACGGCCTGTCTCCGGGTTGTATTTGGCGTCCTTATCAAAGAGGATTAGGTTGGTCTTTTTCTCATAATCTGATACTCGATCATATAGCTCTTTCTTCTTTTCGTCCGACTCGCTAATACCTTTTGCTGCCATTGCAACGCCAGCCCAGGCAGCTAGTGCTAACGCTGTTCTAGCTGGTCGCTTTGCAAGTTGGTTCGTCATTTGTCTTCCGCCTTGTACCCCAGCGTTTAGGAATGGAACAATCTTGTTAATCACCATAATAGCTTCACCGCCCCTAGAGAAATTTAGGGTGTTATTACGTGCAGCTTGAGATTTGGCCGTAGTGTCACCATTTGTGCCAAAATATTGTTGTGCACGGGTAAAATACTCAGTTCTTCCGATTAGGTCATTGAGCGCATCGATAGGATGCTTTAATCTATCTGCAGCCTTCTTGCTTAAATGGTGCTCTTTTTGAAGTTCGGCCATTAAATCACCTTGCTTATAACCATAAGTCTGACGATATTCACTACCTATAATACCTTGGCGGCTAAGCTCAGCGCGAAGATTATCTGCTTTTTCGCCAAATCCAAAGGTAGCTAGTAGTGCTTTTGGAGTACCCTTGATATTAGTTCCAATATTACCTGTAATAGTAGTCTGTAATTGGTCACGAATCAGGTTACTAGCTGCAAATACTGGGTTTAATGAGGTAGCACCACCACGAAGCGTCTTTGCCGGCATACTCAGGACGTTGATAACTTTTTCTACGCCCTCTGGAAGCACGCGATTAAGACGTTTCATCTCGCTCGCTACCATCTTTGGAACTTCATATGAGACTTTTTTACCGTTCTCCATGAAGTTCAATGTATCATAGCCTGCTCGTGGTTTTTCGCCATCTCTTAATCTACGCTCGCTAAATGCATTTTCCGCAATCTTTCTGGCTGCGATATTGCGTTGTCCCTCGTTAATAATCCGCATAGTATTCGACATTGTAGCTTCAATAGGATTAAGAATTGTACGGTCTGAGCCCTTCATTTTTTTAATAACTTGCTCACTATTGAGATTACCTAATTGTTGTGAATGACCAGTAAAACTACTAACATCATCCATGAGACGCTGGTATGGAGTATAAGCTGTATTCTGATTTAATTTGCTGTGAAGCTCTTTAGAGATTAACCCGTTATCTTCCATATAATTTAAGAGTTGCTTATTGAAATTACGGTAAATTTTCTCTTGCTCTATGAATTTCTTCTTATACTTATCGATAATAGCTAAGTCCATATCGAGATCACGTCCAGTATTGATACCTTGTTTATGCAAGTCTGCTGCATGACGTCTAGCAATTAGATATTGCTGGAATTCATTGAGGTTTTTGGTAGACATTTTGCCAAGCTCAGCTAATCCATTGTCGCGAATAAACTGCTGTGCAATCATATCTGAAGATCGTACTTTATCAATATCGTTCCTAATGTCTTCTTTAAGGGCTTCTCGAGCTAGTTTAGATTCCTTATCATGGCCTTTTGCTAGATACTGTTCATATGCGGTAGAATCGTCTACTAAATGATGTCTTAACTGGTCTTTAATGTCTTTAATTTTCTGTGTCAATCCACCACTCGTTGATTTTTTCTGGTTTTCGACTTGATCTTTTACGTAATTTTCCACATCATTGTCGGTCAAATTTTGTCTAGGCGTTTCTGCGTGGTCTGTATCTGTTACGTTTGTCTCTGTTTGAAGATTACTTTTTTGGTTATCTATAACGGGTTCAATGGTTGTATTTTTATCTTCATGATTAATCATTTCTAAGATTTTTGCTTGCTGGTCGCTAGAGAAAGAATCAAAATTGTTAATAACACGGTCTAATGAATTATCAAGCAGAGCTTGCTTTTTGATGGCTTTTTGTGTATCTAAAATCTCTTGCTGACTATCGAGTGCCGCCATGTCATCCATAAAGCTAAAACCATTGAGTGATTCACTGTACTCCTTATTGTGTTCTTTTGTGGATAGGGCCTTCATTACAGACTCAACGCCCTTCTTATTGAAGTCTCCTCTAGAATACGCCTCTCGTACTAGATTTTGAGTCCTCACTGGGTCAAAATTCAACTTTCTACTAGTCCTAGCAATAGATAGCATATCTTCTTGCGATATTGCACCTTCAAAAACTAATCCTTGTAGATTACGATCATTGGATAAAATCTTATACAGGGATTCGTAGTCATCCATAGAGTATCCTTTTACCATGTTTTGCTTCTGGACGCTTGGCTCAATACCGGCACTACGTGCATCTGAAATAGATTTTGCCATATCTAAGATACTTTCGTATTGACCACCCTGATTAGCAGCTTGAGAGACCTGTAGGGCTTGTTTGTCGGTTAGATTATCATATACGCGAGCTTTTACGGTTTCCGGATTATCTAGTCCTGCCTTCGCGCGCCTCTCTAAACCTTCAGTGCGAGAGTGTCCACCGAGTACCTCATAGGTACCATCTGGGTTTTTGCGAACTAGCATTGGCTGGTCTACCATACCTTCGTTATAGCCATACTTAAATACGCTATCGCTAGTGCCTTTACCGCTGGCGGTAGTACGTGGCTGGAACTCTTGGCTGCGGCGCAATTGAGATACTGGAATTTCTTGTTCAGAGAACTGGTTGCCGAAACGATCCGTGTTGTTATTTAGTTTCATCTTGATATTATCACCACTTTGTGATAGAGTATCGTTTAGATACGTGGACTGTAATTGCCCCGTTTCGGACGTATCATTGGAGTTCGACATATTATGTGCAACATCAGTGCGGCCAGATGACGTATCATTAAAGTAGGTGACCACTCTAAGTGAGTTGCCTTTTTTAATTACTTCAGTCACGGCTTTTCGATTTCGTCCAATTTCTTTTTCAAATACAACTCGTTCTGCTCCACGTTTGCTGTATCCACGCTTTATCACATCTGCCTGTTCAATTGTGTATGGTAAAGCGGCAATATCGGTATCGTTAAGTTGCAGGGCAGGTTTTTTGCCTCCTTGTCCATGAGTAGATATGGTATGCACTGCGCTATTGCGATCAAAATCAACTGCACTATCTGATGCAACCTTAATTCCTGTTTCTTGATATATCCTATTGGCTAATTCTGGCGTAATGCGGGCAATTTCCACTTTGGCTTTTCTTCCATTTAATACATCATCAAAATCTTTTATTGTATTTAAGGCTCTTTCTGGATCAATCCTATACGCCATTTGTGGCTGGGTGGTTAGGACATCAATGTCGGTACCACGCATAAAATTTACGTGATTATCAATCATATTAGCAAAATCACCACGCTCTAGCTTATACATAAAGTTATGAGCCGAATCTAATCTTGCGGCCATATCTTTAAGATGGTCTATTACGTAGTCAAACCAAGCCTTAATCTGGGCTGGGATACTATTCTTTTTCGCGTAATAATTCTCGCGGCCCTTAGCTTTTGCTTCTGCATATTTGGCAAAATCATTAGCTAAACGTTCTTCCGCTGCATAGCGGACATCGTCAATATTTGTTGCATCTAATTTATGACCTAGGATGTCGCCGTACCCAGATTTATTAGCCTCAGAAATAAGGGCGTCCGCACCGTAGCTGTCGATGATACTATTAAGGGCACTATTGGCTAGTCTTGGGTTAGTATCGGTTAATGTATTAATGGCAATATGAGTAGCTTCATGATTTGCAGTAGACATTTTACCATCTAAAATCGATACAACACCGTTTTTAAGGTCTGCATATCCTTGTGCGGTGCGAGGAGTATTGTCTGATGCCTTAGAGATAATGTCATATTCGTTGCCAATGATTTTACGTAGGGATTGCTCTTGGAAGTTTCTGGTTGTTTTAGTCTCTTCATTCTTCTTAAAGCGGATTTTACCGGCCGCATCATCAACAGCTTTGTAGTATTGGAGTTCCCCCTTCTCGCCAAAACCATCACCAGTTTCTACGAACGGTTTACCAGTATATTTAGCTATTGCTTCGCTGCGGCCCAATGCCATTTGTTCTATTAATTCATCAGTCTCAACTTGAGCTTTTATGTCTTCGTTTACCTTTTCTCCAGCCCAACGAACAAGCTCGTTAGCTTCTTTTGCACTCACCGTATTAGCTTTATTGCTTTTTGTCTCTAATATATTATTGCCATATTTTTTAGCTATTTCTTTGTCTGGAGTGAAAAAATAGCCAGGATCGTCTGCACGTCTAGTGAAATTGGTATCATTATAATAAATACCCCGTTCTTTCGACTGCTGCCCTCGGTATATTGGCATGCCGTTTTCCTCCACGAAATTAACTGGTGAAATGGAATCAGTCGGTGTTTTTTGTTTAGTGTAATTTTCATAAAGATTATTAGCATTACTACCTGAATTATCTTTGCTTATCTTATATTTTATTTCATTTTGTGCTTCTACCTTAGCTACGGCATTCTGTACTGGATTGGTTTGAGGATTAATTTTTTGATCAATATTTCGTCTAATATTCTGAGATAACTCACCAAGTTTAGCTTTACCAGAATTAATACCGAGGCCCGCTCCGCTCATAATTCCACCACCAAGAGCGCCAAGCGCAGCGGATTCGCCTACTTGATCCAAAAGTTTTTCTGCCTTGAAGTTTCCATTTGCGTCATAATTATCGGTATTAGAAAGGTTCTGAGCGATTTGTTGGATACCTTCTTCTAAACCTTCTTTAGCGGCGTCTTTAGCTAAATCTTTTGCTATTCTCTTAGCAGTTTCCTTAAGACCGGCTTTCCCAGCTTCTTTAGCCGCTTGTTTTATTCCATTCTTAAAAATAGATCTAAAAAGCGTGCCACTACCGCCAATTTGTAAGTCACCAACATTGAGAGCGGCATTTAGGCCAGATCCAAAGCGTTGTAGTCCATTCAAATCTTGAATAGAACCGTCATCTAACATACGTTTGCCCGAGAGCACATCAGAAATATCAGCGCTGGTTTCAGCCATCCCAGAAATCATACCAGACGGGAGGTCAGCCACGAAACGGCCTAGATTAAAGCCTTCATCTGCTTTTCTTTTTCCAAGTAACGCATTCCCGACAAGCCCACCCAGACCATCTTCACCATCCGTCATATTTTTAATGGTTCTAGCGGTAGCAAGGCCCCAATCGCCTAAATTTATGTTACCCACTTTTTCGTTAGATTGCATTTTAACGTTTGGTACAAATGCTTTTAATGGTTGGCCATCAATCCCATGACGTAAAGCAAGCTGCAATGTGGCCATTTTATAGGCCTCATCATCATTGAAATCACGTTTATATGTACCATCTGGATTTGAACCTAGTCCATCGGTAATTTTCTTCATTTCGTCGGTTATGATTTTACGGCGTAGCTCTTTATCTCTTCTATCCGTATCACCAGTAAAGCTACCCCAAAATCTTCCAAAACTATTACGTTCATCATGATAACGATCATTTAATTGTTTAATAGTGTCATTAACATCATCTTCATGAACGGCGGTATTTTCGATGCGTGAGCTCCCACCCAAAGCAAGTTTATTGCCACTTAACTTGTTTCGATTATTAAGACTCAAATTAAGCCCGGAAGTATTATCTTTTGAAAAATCAGTAGTGTCATCAAAAGATTTAGTACTTGGGGTTAGTGCGGTAGTCTTGAACGAATAATCTGGTTTTGTTTCAAAATTTGTACTTGGCTTAAATTTAGTACTTCCTAGATCAGTTTGTGATGATAGAGAGTTAGGTTGGGAGTTTAACCGCGTTGGCTGTGGATTCCAATTATCTACTTCATTTTGTTTTTTCTTTTTACCAAATAAACCTCCGAAAAAGTCTCCAATACCCTTAAAAAAGTCCATCTATTTCTACCCTTTCTTGGCTAATATAAAAAAGCGCCAAAAGATTAATTTATTATCTTCTAGCGCCTGTATTTGGGTAGCTAATTTAATCTAATTATAACATACTTGCATTAATGAAAAAGATGACATAATAAAACATAAATTTTTATGTTTTTCATCAAAAATAATTTACAAAAAATCTGGCTTGAGTTATTATTAAAGTGCAAAAAACAATGCATTTGTGAAAACCCCTCTGGAGCTTCGGCTTTCGAGGGTTTTTCTTTCCCCAGAATAGAATGATTTATTTAGGGAATTAAAATGTCAGAAAAAAGAATTGTAACTTTGCGAAATCGTCTAGGTAAAGCCTCGGATTTAATTAAAAATGATGATTTTCTTCCAATGTTTAGGAACCGTCAAATCCACTTCAAGAAAGAATTTGAAGAATCGGTTAAATTAGCTAAAAAGAAACGTAATCCGGAGCATTATTTTGCCTCAATTTGGTCCTGCAAATCACTTAAAAAGACCTTAGAGATGATTCGTAAAATAATTTATCGCGCGATCGAGAAAGCACGCGAATATCAGGCTAATATTGAGAGAGTTAAGGCTGAAGAAGATATTAAAAACAACTGTAATCCTGAGGGTCGTGCGAAATTAATCGCAATGCTTAAAGATCGCGGCAAAAATTATAGCAATATTTTTGGCCTTTAATTAAAAAACGGTTCTAATTTTGTTGGGGGATGGCTTTTTTATTTCCATATTTTACGAAAAATCTGCAAAAATACACATTATATTGTGAATTTTCGGGTATTTAACAAAAATTACTGAATTTTCCGTAATTAGAAAAGTTTTCCGTAAGATTTCTGACTATTTCTTTATAAATTTTTAACAGAGAGTAACAGATTAATTCAAAAATTAGTCTATATAGATATTAAATTTAGTATTTAATAAAAAGAATTCTATATAGAAGTATAAGTAATACTTAATTATTTTCTATATAGAACAAATTAATAATTTTAATAGGAGGTAAGAAAGAAAATGGGAGAGCATGAAGTTAAGCGAGGCTTTTATTAATTATAGAGAGATTGAGATAATATCGAGAGGTTTGTCGCCGAAGACGCTGGAGTCTTATATTTACGCGGAGAAATTAGTTATCGAGTATTTCACAGATACAGAGGTTAAAAATATTACCCCACTAGATGTTTCGAAATTTTACCAACACTTATGCAGTTTTCAGCGGCCGGATACCGCTAGAGGCAATATAATCTGCTTTAGGTCTGTTTTAAGGCGTTGTGTGCGCAAGGGATGGGCTAGTATTGATGTAGAAGATATTAAAATACCGAAACGCGAGAAACGAGTCGTGAATTATCTCACGGAATCAGAAATTGAGCGATTTATAGGAGTGATTAGTGCTAAGTATAAGGGTTACTCTAGAATTAATCGTCTAAGAAATACGGCAATCGTTAATCTTTTTTATGATTCAGGTATCCGTGTCAGTGAACTATGTTTATTAAATCGTAATAGTATTAGAGAGCGACAATTTACGGTGATAGGTAAGTCTAAGAACCCTAGAATATGCTTTATCACTAGAAAAACAGAGGAAGCCATCGCAGAATATTTAGCTGAACGTAGTGACCATGAGAAGGCACTTTTTATTGCAACTCAAAACGGAAAGAGAATTACATCAGATACCGTTAGGAAGATATTCCAGAACGCCTGTAAACGCTCAGATTTTATTAATGTTCATCCGCATACAATCCGACATTCTTTTGCTACAAGACTCTTAGATAAAGAGGTGGACATCAGATATATCGCTGAACTCATGGGTCATGAAAGTTTAGACACAACTAGAATTTACACTCATATTTCTAATCCTAAATTGAAGAAAATCTATGAAAAAGCCCTTGCAATTTTTTAACCATAGGCATATAATGAGATTATTAATAAACGCACCTTAAAATCTGTCTAGTGATACAAAATCATGATGACAGTGTGATACGAAAAATGCTCAGTGTGAGCAATTTAATATCATAGGTGCGCTTCCTTGCCAAGGAAGAGGTCGAGAGTTAGAGTCTCTTAGCTCGCACCAATTTATCCCCACTAAAACCCCCCTTTTAGTGGGGATATTTTGTGTCTAAAAAGCTTACCACTTTTTCGATTTCTGATATAATTAAAGTATTAACAAGGAGTAAAATGAACACACTACAAATGATTTTAATCGGTGTAATCGCAGTTGTAATCCTAGTTGCTCTCTATGCAATTTTTGTTTATAACCATGTTGTCACCGTCAAGGTTCGCGTCGATAATGCTTTCTCAGACATTCTTGTCCAATTGAAGCGCCGCGCTGACCTCATTCCAAACCTTATCGAAACCGTTAAGGGTTATACTAAACACGAAAGTGAAACCCTCGAAGCCGTCGTGAAAGCTCGTTCGAGCGTCCTCACCGCTTCTACCCCAGCTGAAGTTGCTGGCGCAGAGAAGGAAATGAAGTCTGCCCTCAGCCACATCTTCGCTCTCGCTGAAAGCTACCCAGAATTGAAAGCTAACGAAAACTTCATCCGTTTACAAGATCAACTCGAAGATACTGAAGATAAAATTCAAGCTTCTCGCCGTTACTACAATGGTGCAGTTCGCCAATACAACGAATTTATCGTCCGCTTCCCAGCTAATATCTTCGCTGGCATGTTTGGTTACAAATCTCGCGAATTTTACAATGTTTCCGAAGAGGAAAATGCCAAGATTCAAGAAGCTCCAAAAGTTTCTTTCTAATCAATTAATACGACAAATTAATATCCAGTGGGGCGACCCACTGGATCTTGTCAGAAAGGGAATATGTATTCTCAGATTGCAGCTAATAAAAGAAATACCGTTTTAATTCTCGCCGGCTTCGTCGGTTTTATTGGTTTTATCGGGGCGCTTTTTGCAGCTGTTTACGGCGATAGCAGCATTTTTATTTTTACTCTAGTATCTGCTATTATTTATGCCAGTATTATGGTCTTCTTATCTTCTAGTATGGCCATGGCAATGACTGGCGCTCATCCTATCGCTAAAAAAGATTATCGTTCTCTTTATAATATTGTAGAAAATCTCACTATTACCACAGGTCTGCCGATGCCGGAAATTTACGTGATTGATGATCCGGCGCCGAATGCTTTTGCCACCGGTCTCGATCCGGCCCATGCCAAGGTTGCGGTGACCACTGGCCTACTGAATATTATGGATAAGGATGAGCTTACCGGGGTTCTAGCTCACGAAATTTCTCACATTAAAAATTACGATATTCGCGTTTCTTTGGTAGCTTTTGCTCTGGTTAGCGTGGTGGGTTACATTGCCGATATTGGTCTTCGCATGATTTCCTACACTAATCGTCGGGACGAACAAGATAGTCCGGTCGGGGTGATCGCACTGCTTTTTACTTCTATTTTGGCACCCCTAGTCGCCACGATTGCTCAAATGGCGATTTCGCGTGAACGAGAATATCTTGCCGATATGTCGGCCGCCGAAATTACTCACTACCCAGATGGTTTGATTAGTGCCTTGAAGAAACTGGATGAACATGGTCAACCAATGCGTCGTCAAAATACCGCCACCGAGGCAATGTTTATTAATAATCCGCTCAAAAAACGCCGCACCAATTCGCTTTTCCGTACTCACCCACCAATCGAAAAACGTATCGAACGCCTCGAACGCGCGAAGGATAATATCTGATGAAAAAATCTAAAACTAAATCAGTAGTATCTGAGTCAGCCTCTGATGAAAAAAATCCGGTTTCAAAGCAGGCGCAGCGCCAAGCTGAAAGGCAGCAGAAAAAACTTCAAAAACAGGAGCAAAAACAAAAAAGGCAACTCGCGCGCGAAAAGAAACAGCTAGTCAAGAAGCAGGACGAAGTGCGGCTTCACCGCTCTTTTAAGCGCTCCTATTACGAAGATTATCAGCGTAAAACTGAGCTCCCGAGTTTAACCAGTCAAGCTAGTGCTGCTTTTAAAATGTTTTTCAAATTCTGGAAAATCTTTCTACCACTGCTTTTAATTTTTGTCGGCCTCTATATTTTTCTCATTGGCGCCATGTCAGAAAATACTCTTGCCGACGTAAGAGCCAATGTCGAACAGACCAATAAGGACATTGCCGATGGTAAGATTGGTACCGTGGGTAAGGCTGGTCTGACTCTGGTCGGTATTATTTCTACTGGTGGGCTCACTACTATGAACGATGCGCAAGTCGTCATCGCCGTGCTTCTGTTTGCGATTATTTGGCTAGTCACAATTTATTTAGCGCGCCACCTCCTCGCTGGGCATCAGGAAATCAAGATGCGCGACGGCTTTTATAGCGCCTTATCGCCTCTAGTTTCCACTCTGGTGGTCGGGCTAATTATCTTTCTTGAAGCCGTACCCATCATGCTTACCATCATAGTTTTTCAAGTCGCTCTCACTACAGAATTCCTCTCCACGCCATTTTATGCGCTGCTTTTCTTTATGTTTGCTGCGCTAATGATTACGCTCAGTCTCTATCTGTTATCCAGTAGTTTTTTTGCGATTATCGTAGTTTCGGCGCCAGGACTATATCCTCTGACCGCCGTACGGATGGCCAAAAATCTCATTATGGGACGCCGCCTGCGTTTCTTGATTCGGGTTTTTTATCTAGTGATTATCGTGGCTTTACTTTACCTATTATTGCTCATGCCGGCCATTATCCTCGATGGTGCCCTGAAGTCTCAGTTTGCCTGGCTGGCCGAGAGTAAAATTCCGTTTGTAGCTATCATTCAACTCACCATCACGGTCTTTATCTTTATTTATCTTTCGATTTATTTTTACCTCTTTTATCGCGCTCTTCTCGATTATAATGATGATGCTAAACTGGAGCTCTAAAATATGAATAACGAAAAATCTGCCGCCAAGGCTCGCATTG